ATCCATAATAAGTTTCATCAGATTTAATGTCGTCAGCAGTTGCAATTGCATACTTTACATTAGAGCATCCTAAAAATTGATTGATAGTTTTATCAGTATATGAAATGACATTGTTTCCAGATACAACTGACCCAGAAGTAGTAAATCCGATTGTGGAATCTACAGTAATAACTGATGCGCCTACAGATACATTTTCTACAACTTTTGTTTTTGGTGAAATATTAAAATCACCTTGAATTTGACTATTTTGATCGAATCCAACATAAAGACCAAATTTATAATAAACTTTATTTTTTCTAGTTAAAATTTCAACTTCGGAAACTGAAGCGTTAGTTCCGTAATCTGTTGATTTTCTAATCGTTTGACCAACAAGTTTATTTGGATCTCCAGAAATTCTTTCTGCAACAACAATTTGCCTTCTTACAAAAATAGAAGAAGATGGTTTAATTAGAAATTGTTCTAAATCAATTACTTTAGGATTTACTCCATAAAGAATATTGAAAAGAATTTTAAATGATTGATCAGTACCTTTTGCTTTATAAAAATCTCTTGCCTGTTTTATAAAATTTCCAACCTTCAATTCTGGAATAAAATCTGTATCTTCGAGTCCAGGAGTAAAAGTATATTTGATTTTCTTATAGAACTCTTTTAGAAAAAGAGAACTCAAATTTTCTACTTTAGAACCACTGGTATGGGAAGATGCATTAGTTTGGGTGAATACTAACTCTTCTTGATTATTTGGTGCATGATAGCTGGTAATTCCACTAAATCCTCTAATACATCCAGTGAAAGTATTGGTGGTGATTCCAGTATAGGTAATGATTTCATCATTAACTTTTAAAAGTCCATATTGATTTGGATATCCCTTCGTACTTGTTACAGTAACTATTCCAGAAGTTACGGATAAATTTGTAGAAATAGAAGTAACTCCAACAACAACCTCAGGAATGAGATTATCAAGTTTTAAATATTGATCTAAATTTTCGACAATATCAACTGCACCCCCCTGATACTCTTGGGAGATATAATATTGCTTTAAAAATTCTGGAGTTTTAGGACTTTCATCTAGTATAAACTCTGGTAATTGATTTGCTACAATTTGCTGAATCTTTACTCTAGTATCAAAACCAGTTTCTATCATCTTATGACCTCGTTAAATCCCCATTTGAATAACTTGATGTGTAATAATCTTGTGAGAAAGTCACACCAGATATATTATCTCCAGATGAAATAACATCTTTAACCATATTTATTGAACTTTTTGTAACATCAAAATAGATATAAAGATCTTTTAATCCAATAATATCATTTGATTCTGGATATGCTTGAATTTCAATTATATCATTGCTCTTTTGTGTAGATGTAATTACAACATATTCTGGAAGTCCAAGAATAATTTCACCTTTAGAGTAATCTATAGAACCAGCTGATTTGGAAATGATTTGTATAGTTCCACTTTGATCATACTTAAACAATGCCAAAACTCCCTTATTACTTCCATCAAGAGTTCCATCGATATTTTTATTTGGAGTATCTGTAATATAAATCATTTCTGACTGTTCAGAAATTGTAAACCCAGTTGATTTAATGTTTCCACCTAACGAATTGATATGAAATCTATTTCCAAAGCACAATTCATACTGAACTGGTTGATTTAAAAGGGCTTTCAAATCTCTTCTTATCTTAACCTTGGTGATATTTGATGTAATTGATATATCGGTATTATCAATAATTTGTTGAATTTTACTATACTTAAATCTTCCTCCAAATGTATTTAAATCAATAGAATTTGAATAAGTTGTCAAAGATTGAATTACTTTTGCCCTCAAATCATTTACTGAAGAAACTTGGGAATAATTATAGTAAATTGAGGAATCGATCTCAACATAAAGAATTTTGAGATCATTAATTTTTTGATTAATACCTGCAAGAGAATATTGCTTCAATTTGAATAAAATTTGAGATTTATCAAAGTCAGAAACAAAAGTTCCATTCTTTGGTTTAATGCTAATTGTTACTGATCCATATTCTGGTGGAGTTAAATCTTCACCACCAATAACTGAAATAGATTCTGCATTTGGATAAATTAATTTAATAATTGCTTCATAGTCCCGTGCTGTAACGGCCCGGTATTGACTAGAGTATATTCTGGGAGCAAAGTACTTGATTGAATCAACCGATTCAATCTCTCCACCATTTTTTGAAGATTGAACCGTTGTAATTGAAATTGAATTTTGAGCAGTAATTGGTTGATCTGATGACCCTTTAAATGCTCCAGAGAAAGAGAACTTAGCGGCACCGTTTCCATCTATACCATCAGTAACAATATATGATACTGTAATAACTGCATTATTTTCTAATTTTCTACCAATAATCCCATCACCAAAAAGAAGTTCATATTTTTCATCCTGAACTTCCTGAAGAAGATAGATGTTAGAAGTTCCATTGATCTGAAAAATATTATCCGCATGAGCATATTCTATTCCATTACCACTATCTGTAGGACCTTTTACATAAACCCTAATGGTTGATGTATCTACATATGGGTTATCAATAACGAATCTTTGATCCAATGAACCATCAACCACAAATTGTTTTTTGAGAAAAGTTCCTTGATAAATTTCTAAGTCCGTAAATGATGCTACTGAGTTTGCAATATTTGCCGTATAATTTTCTGGTATTGAAAAAATATAAGATGTATTATCAATATTTCCAACACATACAAGTCCTGCCTGAAGCGTGAGAGTGGCACTACTGACTGCCGCATCTATTTGGGCGTCAAAAGAAACAAGTGCCTTAGAGGCGGTTCTGGATCGTGGAACATAACCAATATTTCTTGCAAGAGACACGACATTTTCTCTGAGTGTCGCAGAATCCAAGAAGGATTCGTTCACAATCATATTTGAGTTAAATGCTGTGATGTAAGTATTATATGCAAGTGTATCGATCAGAACCGAAAAGTTAGATCCTTCAAAGTCAAAGTCCGTGAAGTTTGAATTCGCACGGAGATAGTCCTTGATGGATACCTTTATCTGATCAAAATCCAGATTTGTAAACTTAGTAAAAGGCATTTTATCTTGTTGCCTCTAATATGAATGAAAATTCTTGTGTTGGAAATTCTTGTCCTACGATATCAAATATCAAGGAAATTGAAAATGCATTATTATCTGGTTGTGGATCTACCAATACTTCAAGATTATTAATACGAGGTTCATAATTTGTAACTACTGCTTCAATTTGTGCCTGAATATTTGCCGCAGTACCATAATCGACGAAATCAAATAGACTAGAATAAACTTGAGACCCAAAAGATGAATTAAAAAATTTCTCGGTAAGTTTTGTCTCTACTAAATTTCTGACCGATCTACGAATCGCATTCTCATTAAGTAATATCGGCAAATCCTTTGTCACTGGATGTGGTTCAAAGGATAAACTAATATCTTTAAATGATCTAGATATCCTTTGAATTGCCATTGGATTAAAAGGTTCTTGCTTTATTTATAGTCATTTCCAAGGTGAACCATATGATGGTTCTGTTCCGTATGACCAATCATCATAATCATCATCATTACGAATTTTTTCATGTAATTCGATTTGTTTTTTAAAGTCGTGCTTTGGTGCCGTATCGTGCATAATCTCTTGAATTACACGTTGTGGGGGAGTTGAATCATAATCGGTGATTAATTTTGAGGTTCCCCACATTTCTTTCATATAATCTGAGTTTCTATCGACTGGTAAGTTAGACATTTGGAACTCCTGTTTTAGTGAATAAAACAGAACTTTTATAACGGAGGTTTCTATCTCCTTGTTTCTATTTAACGATTTAATTCTCTAAGTTTAAAATTATCCGAATCAAGGTATTTTAATAGTTCTAAAACAATTAATTTGGGATTTCCTTCTCCACAAGTATAAGCATCGATTGCAATTGTTCCGTTCTCTGGCCAGGTGTGACATGATACGTGACTTTCGGAAAGTGCAATGACAATGGTAACTCCTTGTGGAATGAAGCAGTATTGATAAATGTTGAGAATTGTCATTCCGGCATGTTTAATACCGCGTTCCATTGCATCTTGAATGGCAATCCCATTATTTAATAAATCAAATTTAACGTCATATACCTCCAATAGGAGGTGTTTACCCATTGAGAATTTTTCCAAGGCATAATAATCCCACCAGGCAATTATTTAGAAACATTAAAAAACCTCCCTTTCGAGAGGTAAATTATTATTTTCCTTGACCCCTATACTTTTTACGAGCTTTATTCCGAGAAGAAGCGGCATATTTAGTATTAGACCCATATCCTTGACGAGTATTTTTAGGACTCGACTCAATGAGATTTGTACTGCCTGATGATTTTTTAATTGCCATAAGTAACCTCTATAATTTCAGTTTCAAGTTCTTCAGGATGTGGAGAACCTGACTCATAGAATTCTATTGCCAGATCCTCCATTGTATTGAAATATTCTTCTTCTGCAAGATCGATGTAAATTTTACGTCCTTTACATAGGATATTATATTTCGTAGAGTTGTTAAACATTTAAATCAGATAATTCGTGTTTTCTCGTGACCGACTCTGATACGAGGATCGCACCAGATTTCGAATCCTGCTTCTTTTGCATCCAAACAGAAGCTTACATCTTCTCCACACATATCCTGAACCTCACCAGATTCAAAGACTTGCATCTTTGGTGCAAACCAAGGATACTTAATTTCTGGATGTTCAAAAACTCCGTTCTTGATTAATAACCAACCAAATCCGGCATAATCAACCGTGAATGGTTTACGACGCTTACTCATTGTTTCAATTGTTTCATGATTCATTACACCACCATTGTTACGGAAGTCATCTTCTTCCATCCAGTGTGCGACTGATGTTGTGTTACCATCTTCGGTACAGTACCATCCAGATGCAATATCACGATTCATTAAAACCAGTTGAAAAAATTGTTGGGTATTGAATACAATGTCAGAATCGATCCAGAGTTGCCAATCATATTTGAGTTTGCCGTCCCAAGGAATTTGATCGGGACCACGTAGTACGTTTGCTCCAAGACATTTGCAACGTGCAAAGTTCACCATTGAAGAGTAGTCTTGTGAAATCTGAATACTTGCTCCGGCTTGAACTAAATCAAAACAGAGTTGTACAAAGTTCTTCAGATAAGTATAAGAAACTCCTCTTCCTGGTAGGCAAAATACAACGGATTTGCCTTGAACCATTTGTCTTGCCAAGTCATAGTCCCATTCCTGTTCCGTAGTTTTTGCAATGGGTGCTTTTGCTTTAACAGTAAATCCTTTAGCCATAATTGAATGTAGTTACTTCAGTATCATACAGTATTATGTAGTAGTTGTCAATCTACTTCATGTTCGCTAATCACAATATCATTTCCGTCTAAACTGAATTTTACTTCAGTATCTTCGTACCAAGAGAGTTCATTCATCATCCATTCGGGAATGATTACATAATATTGCCCAGTAATTGGATCAATCTGTACGGGATGAATATTTTCACCGAAATTTTTTTTCATGGGCACACAATATTAGTTTGCTTTTTTTGTTTTATATATGAATTATCAAACTTGAGGGGTGATTTTTTTATGGCAAAATTTTTTAATTTAGCGCCTGATACTTATGTCGCTTGGGTAACACTTTGTAGGTTAGGGTAGTGTTGCGTTTTTCAACGCGCCCCGCGCCACCGGGCGGCGCCCCCACCGGGACACTGCCAAATCACGAACGAATATGGGTCACACCATGCCGCTGATACGGTCACGGGCAGCAGCGCGGCGATCGCTCCGGTACTGGTCACGGGCACGGATCATCACTGCCTCAAGATCAGCGACCATCACCCGACCCAAACCCGTGACGCGGGTGATGGTCATCCCTTTACCAGCGCCTACGGCATGAGAGGCACCACCGGCAGGCAGATCGGTAGCGCGAATGGATCCGAAGGCGGCACCTGCCCCATGCTGAGAATTACGGGAGAGGGTCTCACCCTTACGGGGTCCGCGCACGGGGAGGCGGGTAACCTTGAATTGAACGCCGTCGATGGTGGTGCTGGTCATGGGGTGGGGGTCGGTGGAACTGAAAGAATTCTAGCAGATCGACGGGAGGGGTCAGGCAGGAAAGGAGAGGCGCTTTGCTTCGGGGTTGCACCAGTAACGGTGACCGGGACCGACCCACCCCTGAAAATCAGTGGCAAGGTCTGCTAACGAAACAGCAGAGAGACCGTCGAAATCACTACCAAGGGACTGCCCCTTACCGTTTGATTTCCATTCGGTGCCGGTCCAGGTGGGCAGGTTCTGAACCTGGGTTCCGACCCATACGGTCTGACGGGTCACGAGGTCGGTTGCCTGATTGTAGAGCATGGGATCCGAGGGTCGTTTGGTTCTGATTAATTGTAGCACGGAACGGGTCAGAAGGAATC